AAAGAAGTTAAACAGAAATTACAAGAAGGAATTGATTTAGTAGCGAATACAGTAAAACCGACATTGGGGCCACAAGCAAAAACAGTAATTCTGCAAGGCAATCCCCCAGTTGTGATTAATGACGGCGTAACTATTACTAAGTATATTTCAAGTAAAGACCCGTATGTTCAAATGGGTGTTCAGATGGTTCAAAACTTAGCAAGTAAAGCACAAGATAATTCAGGTGATGGTACTACTACTGCTTGTATTATTGCTCAAGCATTAGTTAAAGGTATTAAAGAACAAGAGTTTTACAATATGCGTAACTTGCAAAAGGAGTTCAAAGAAGCAGAAGAGATAATTTTAGCCTCTCTGTATGAACAGGCTAAACCTATTCTTGATGATGATATTCTGAATGTAGCCACAATAGCGGCGAATAATGATTCTAAGTTAGGTTTGTTGATTCAAGGGGCTATCAATAAAGTAGGGAGAGATGGTGTAATTACAGTTGAGGAATCTAAATCCCATATGACTAATCTAACAGTTAGAGATGGTCTAGAGTTCGATGAAGGTTACTTGAGTCATATGATGACTAATGGTGAAGATGGTAAAACAACCTTCGACAATCCTGTAATATTTACATCTAATCTTAACATACGACATTTTCAAGACATACTGCCTTTGTTGGAATTGTGTGCTAGAAACAAAAAACCGTTAGTTATTATTTGTAGGGGTATGGAAGGTACTGCACTAAGTAATGTAATTATGAATGTATTGCAGAAAACTATTGAAGTAGTTGTAGTAAAGGCTCCTAACTTTGGTGATGCTCAATTAGATGAGTTAACAGATATTACTGCTATTTGTGGTGGTAAACTATTCAACGAGGAAAGTAAAGACGACCCTGCTATGGCTACTATGGATGAATTAGGTACTGCTGATAGAATAGTAGTAAGTAAAGAAAGCACTATTATTATTGGTGGAGAAGGCAATGCTGATGAGTTAAAGCGCAAAGTATTGAGTCTTAAAGAACTGTATGAATCTGCTGAAGATAAATATGACAAGATGAGATTAAAGGGAAGAATTGCTAGACTTAATGGCGGTGTTGCTACTATTAGAATAGGTGCATCTTCTTCTATCGAAATGAGAGAAAAAAAGGAAAGGCTCGATGATGCACTTAACGCAACTAAAGCGGCTTTGGATGAAGGTATTGTTATTGGTGGAGGTAAAGCATTTATTATTGCTAGGCAAGAATTAGAAGTAGTCAAGACCGGACATGCTTTAGTTTATGATTCTCTTAGTGCGCCAATATGTACTATCTTTGATAATAGCGGGTTAAAGTATGCTGATTATGTTCATGATATAGAAGTAAATTACACAGTAGGTAAGGATTATTCACTGAATGCCTTAACAGGTAAGATTGAGAATATGCACGATTCAGGAATTATTGACCCTGTAAAGGTAACTAAGAATAGTTTCCTTGCGGCTATGTCTATTGCTAATCTATTCTTATCAACTGAAGTAGCAGTGTTATTGGAGGAATAATATGTCTAAGAAAAGGGCAGTAACAGTTACTTTACCTGCGCCACATGCGGCAGAAGTTAAGTGTCCTATTTGTGAAGGTAATAGATGTAAAGTGTGTAATATGACAGGTAAATTATCTATTCAAGTAGCACCAAAGATACCTATTCAAAGAGCGCATATCATCAAGTATGTTGTTGAAAATATACACGATGTTGCTAATGAGATTACTAAGACATATGGATTAGTACCAGAAGTTAATACTGTTGAAGTAGTAGAAATCAATGGAGGTCAATTTGAAATAGTACAAGTATCGTCATTAGGCGGGGCTTGTTGGTTAGTTAATAGAATAGATGAGTTAGATACTCCTAGATATTTTACTTCAAGAAAGGAATTAGATAAATTCAAACAGGGGTGGTTCAGTGAGTGATTTTGAAATTAAAGGAAGAATAGTAAGGAATGCTAATGACGAAGTATTAGTCAAGCGGGGTACTTATTGGAATATCGAAGTCTTGGATATTCGTTGGCATAAAAACGATAAGCCAACAAAAGGCATTCGTCTAAATATAGATGAAGCAAAGACACTATTAAATATATTAAAGAGGGAATTAGATGAATAGAATAAGCGATGTGCAAGTAAAGGCTAGTGTCAGAAAGGCTAATCCTGATAGACAATATGGTATGGGTTCATTAGGAAGACATGCTAAGTATTCTTCTGAATTAGTAGATTTATGGTCTGCTTATATTGAAATGCAAATGCCAATTCCACCTAATTCGGGTAGGGGTTGTAGGGTGCAAACCGACCATATAGACGCATGTTGGGGTAGGTTCCAAACTGCGTTAATGAAATTAATGTTATTAGGAGATGAAGAAGAATGAATATGAATAAAATGTTTTTAGATATAACAAATGATAAAAGATTTGTAGAATGGGCGAAAGCCATGAAGAAGAAGATTAAGAAGAACCCTGCTGCATTAGCCCACTTTGAAGATAACTATGCGGTAGTTAGGAATGGAATGTTTTTACCGAGAGCGTCATTTATGATGTATTGGGAAATGTTTCATTCTGATAATTTGGCTCGCCTAGCACCGGCTGTAACTCAAGCATCTATGATTCATATGTTACATCGCTTAATGGAACAAGGCAAAGAAGAAGAATCAGCACTTGTTCAAACTATGATGATTAACTTTGTAAGGTTAATGAATAGTATAGAACAGGGAGTTGTTTCAGATGAAGAAGAGTGAATGGGAAAGATTAGCCCATCACTTATGGGCGCATTCTATTAAACTAGAAGGTGGTAAGATGGGCCTTTTACTAAAGGAATTAGTAATAAAATGCAATAACAATATGGAGATGATTATAAATGACAATGATGAGACTATCAAGACTATTAGAAAGCACGGACCAAAAGACACCAACACAACAGGTATCTATGATTACGAGGGAACTTCAAACCTTCCATAATAAACCAGCACTATTTTCTATCTTAGCACAAGAATATCCTAGTAACAATATAGGTCTTTCAAAGGCTAAGAAATGGTTGGCAAAGATATACAATGTTCATGATGATGAAATAGAAGATGAGTATAAGGCTCATGATGATTTAGGAGAAGCGATATATTACTTAGATGTATCAGCAGAAACATTAGAAGAAACCCCTATTGCAAGCGTCTTACGGCTACTTTCTATGGATTGCGGTTCAATCAGCAGTAATTCATATGATACCATTAGACATGCTATAATCAATATGAGTGCTTTAGAATGTAAATGGCTTATTAGGTATTGGTTAAGAACACCACGCAACGGAATTAACAGTGGAGTAGTAAAGAAGATATTGGCTAAACATTATGACAAGAAGTTATCCGATGTCAAAAAGCATTGTAACTTTAATTCTATTTCTAATGTTGCACGGTATTATGAATCTAATACAGAGCCACCAATGAATCTTGAACATGGTTCTTTTGTAGCACCTATGTTAGCAAAAGACCAACCTATGAATAAATGGCCTCTTGATAAAATAGTGGACTACAAATATGACGGTAATCGTTATCAGATTCATAAAGATGGAGACAATGTAATTATCTTTAATCGTAAGGGTAATGTAGTTACTCCACAGTTTTCTGATGTAGCGGATATTGTTAGAGAATATGATATACCTAATGCTATACTAGATGGTGAAATATATCCTATTAACGAAGATGGTACGCCAGCAGAACACAAGAAGATGGGTACAAGAGTGCATTCTAAAAACCATGCAGAAGCAATTGAAAAGGTTCCCGTTGAATGGGTGATTTTTGATTGTCTAAAGTTTAATGGTGAAACTATCATGGAATTATCTTATAGAGATAGACTTGACAAATTCAAAGGATTACCTAATCAAGCACATAGAATGCCGGATGAATGCGTTGATGCTCTTGCCTTTTACAGCCGAGCAATTAATGACGGCTTTGAAGGAATAATCGTAAAGGATGCTTCTATGTCATATGAAGCAGGTAAAAGAAGTATAGGTTGGGCTAAATACAAACCTCCACGAATCAACTTAGATGTAGTTATTCTTACTGCTAAGTATGGTGAAGGTAAAAGAGCAAATGTATTCGGTACTTTTGGAATGGGTCTAAGGACTGAAAATGACGGCTATGTTAATTTAGGTTCTGTTGGTACGGGTTTTAGCGATAGTCAATTAGTTAGGCTAACTAATGAATTAAGAAGACAAGTCGATAATTACGATAAAGGTACTTATCATTTCTTACCTAGAGTAGTTTTAGAAGTAACTGCTGATTTAATAACACAAGATGCAGAAGGTAACTATGGATTAAGATTTCCTAGATGTGTCCGTATTCGTGATGATAAGTTTGTTGCGGATATTAATACCTTAGATGATATGATAGAGATGATAATATGAATGATGAATATAGTGCAGCAAATGATAGATATGTAATTCACGATACTAATTATGCTAAACCTAGTACTAGATATGTTTCTGACCCGAAAGGGAATGTTTTCAAAATAAGTGATTTATCTAGAAAACAAATAGAAGGTCATTTAGAGTTTTACAAGAAAAGAATAAAGATTTCTTTAGCCAGATTGCGTAATTTGTATGGTCGTTATTATAGTATGAATGCAGAACAATTTCCAAAGGTTGCTTTGTTAGACAAACTTCACCTAGAAAGAAAACTTGCTAGAGATGCAGGTTTTACTCTTAGTCCTGATTTTAGAGCCGCATTAGATACTTTGGACTCTCTAAAAGAAGATAGAGATTTTGCTGAAAGGCAGAAGCAGGTAATTAACCTCACCATATTACAATTAGAAAATGGTGCAGATACAGACCTTATTCTAAAGATACTAAAACAATCACAAGTGGAGGCCGAAAAATGATACAAAAAGGACAGTTAACTGTAATAGATTTTGAGACTTATACTTGTATTGATGTGGTGGATGGATATGCTCATCTAAAGAATGTATTACATGAACAAGGCAGACCTAAAAAATTACTACAACATCTTGTGCCTTACTTTAACGAAGAGGGAGTGTTTATTGAACCTAAACAACCCAAGAAGAAAAAATATAATTCTAGGGTTAGTTTAAATCAATTGATAAGAAATGCTACTGATATGCCTATTAGTCATAGTTTTACAGCCTTGTTGCATGAGTGGTTAGAAGGAGCAATAACTGATATGGTAGCATGGTCAGAAGCAAATGCTATAACTAAAGGACACCACCGTATTTCAGCACAGCATGTGTATTGGTGGGAATTGAGTGCTAACCAAGACACTAAAGGGCATTGGCCTACACAAGAAGAGTATGTAAAGGAACAGTGATACTATGCTTCAAGACACTCATATTCAGAAATGGATAAATGAATATGGCGGAGTAACTTCTTACACTTACATTGTTTATGGTACTATGGAACAAAGAGATTTAATGATGATTCAACAGGGTTTAGTATTAAGATTAGTTCATCGAGGCTTTGAGCATGATATGATATTCATTGAAGAAATAATTGATGAAGAGTTAGCAAGTGCATTAAATCAACATAGAGGAACACAGATTAATGTGGTTTTTCCAGGTGATAATAGCGATGCTGAAGAATTAATCACTAGTACTATTTCCGAAGGTTTAAGTTATTTAAGACTAAAACATGATTTTATTGGTATAATGGGGGCTAATGAATATGTATAGCAAAGATATGTTAATAGGTATTTTACTATCTTCCGCTAAACCTGAAATACAAATCATAAAAGATTCTAACTCTCAAATAGGATATAGAGTTAGGCTTAAAATTAACCTTAGAGGAAAAGGACCGTATTTAATGGCGATAAGAAGAACCTTATCTCAACATAATATAAGTGCATCTTTTTCCACAAGAGAATCAGAAGCAAGACCACGCCCTATTTTAAGAGTGGGTGGTATTAAAAACATATACAAGTTATGTGATTTGATTCCATCGGGAATACCTGACCGTAATGATGATTGGACTTCTTTTGCAGAAGCAGTAAATATAGTAGCAAACAATGAACATTTAACTTTAGAGGGGTTAGAAAACCTCTTCAGAATAAAGGGATTGATATAGAATGGGTTTGACCAATTTAAATGATAATAGACCAATACTAATAACAGGAAAGACAGGAACAGGAAAGACGGCAAAGGCAAAACAATTACTACCTAATGCGGTTGTAGTTTATGCTAATGAAATGAATATACAGGACTTAGGTTCTATTCCTAGAGACAACGGTATTATAATTGAAGATGTTAATTATAAACCTAAGACTGATTCCATTCTTAATGTTATTAGAAGGTACAGGGGAGCGATTGTATTAACTTCAATCAATGAAAAAAATGTTCCCAAGACCATAAAAAATATGTGTCAAATTAAAAGGGCAGGTTCAAAGAATCACATGTTAGGTTCTATTAAAGAACTAGCCCCTCATAGCGAAGAACCCTTTTCCTTAGAGAAAGATACTTACTCATTAGTGAGTTTCTTTCTTAAAGAAACCGATAGGGACTTAGTATCAGAAGTATTGAAATTCAATAAGCCTTCTGACACTCAAGTTTTGTCTTGGATTGTTGAAAACATTCACCCTAACAAGATTCTTTTTATTGATGGCGTAGTAAAAAGAAGATGGTCGCAGAATTACTTTTATGAGATGTTAGCGTATTCTCATGAAGGTAATGTTCGTGGCAGAATAAATATGCCATACAGAGGTACTTATTCTAAAGTACCTAGACTTCTAAAGAGAATCGGTATTAGAAATGCTGATACAAGAATCTTTAATCAGATGAAGCAGGATGACGAGTTTGTAAAGTATGCGAAATCTAAATTTAATAATGGTGATTGTAGGATTTTATCTTTAGGAGAAAAGAAAAGAAGAAGAAAGACTGAGCCTGTTAAAGTTCAGCAAAACTCATTGGAGGATTATTATAATGGCAACTAGAACAGATTTATTTATTGATAACATAAGAACAGTATTAGGAAAAGAAGAATTGAATAGTAGAGAAGTGCATTCAAAACTAATTGACTTAAAGATTCGTGGTAGGACTAGAAGAAGAATACCTACTTATCGACAGATTGTAGTTTTACTAAAAAGCAATCCTCAATTTGTTTTGGTTAAAGAAGAAAGATTACCTAGAGGTAGAAAGTTGAGAGTTTGGAGGAATAAAAATGAAAAGGAAAACGATTGATATTGATAAAATAAGAATGAGGTCTTTAGCGGGATTCTATGTACTAAACATATGGTGCATAGTAGGATATGTTGCTATACTAGCAGATGGTTTCCATCTTGATTATAGTCGATGGAACTCAAATGACGAGCGTAATTATTACTTGTCCTTTTATGGAGACAATGCGCTTTGGATGTTACTTGCACCTATATTTTTAACAGTATCATTTCCACTAATGTATTTTATATTTTACTACCCTCAACTTTGGTATGCTCAAATGAGAGCCGATGTAAGAGAAGTCGAAGTAATAAAAGAAGTCGAAGTGCTTAGGGAAATAGAAGTAATAAAAGAAGTTCCTGTATTTAGGGAACAGCAACAACCTAGCGTTGTAATAAGAAATGTAAATGTAAAAGACGGAGTAATGATGAACGATGTTATGGACTGAAAAATATAGACCTAAGACTTTGAGAGATGTTAAAGGACAAGAACACTTTGTATTAGATGCGGAGTTATGGATAGAAGAAAAGAATATGCCTAATGTATTGCTTTATGGTAATGCTGGTTGTGGTAAAACTGCGGCAGGATTGGCGTTAGCAAGAACTATGTTAGGTGAATATGCTAAAGATAACTTTGTTGAAGTTAACGCTTCTGATGATAGGCGGCTTGAAGTGGTAAGAACTACCATTAAGAATGTAGCGCAAAGCGGAACTATCGGTGATGTACCGTTTAGAATCTGTTTATTAGATGAAATGGATGGTATGACTACCGATGCTCAGAATGCACTAAAGCGTATAATGGAAAGATATTCTGGTAATATAAGATTCATTATTACTTGTAATGACAAGAGTAAGATTATATATCCTTTGCAAAGTAGGTGTGCAAACTACCACTTCAAACCACTGTCTAATGAAGTCATTTTAGAAGTAATCAAAGAAATACTTCAAAAAGAACAGGTAAGTATATTTGGGGATGATGATTTGAGTCGCCTTATATATGCTTTAGGCGGTGACTTGCGTAGGGCAATTACTGAAATACAAGCGGCGAAAGCCTCCGGTAATTCTCTAACGAAACAAATAGAATCTTCACTAGAAGAATACGATAAAATACTAATGCTAATACTAAATAAAAATCCAAATGATTCATTAAAGCATCTTCATAATCTTATTTATGAAGGTCGTAATGTTAAGGAATTATGCTTAGGATTACACAATGCTGTAATAAACTCAAAAGAATTAGACAATCTAATCAAATTTAAACTACTAAGAACAATAGGAGAAAGCGAATGGCGTTCCACTACCATGACACCAAAGGTACTAATATCTTGGATGGTAGGACAATTAATATAAAATAAATGAGGGAAAAATATGAACGAAGAAATGAAAAACGAAATAGAGAAATCTGCACAATATATCAATATGAGTAGCGAAGATGCGCTAGTTAAGTTCAATGATATTTGTTCAGAAAACGGAATAGAAACAACTGACCCGTTGGCGAAGGGATTGTGGCGCAATTATGTAGCACAAACTCGTAGAGCAAACAAACCAAGTAATAGCAATACTTCAAGTGGAAGCAATTCTCTTGTTAAGAAAGCATTTGGATTCTTTGTTGCTCTGGAAGAACCAAGGGATATGATGTCTTGGAATAGAAATAAGGCTAAAGACGAATACCGCAGAGATGCCGACAATGCTCTAACAGAGGGTATTATTGCTAATGCGGAAGAGAATGCTTTAGGCGGTTGGACTATTACCCGTTATTATAAGGGCGACCTGCAACAAAAAGAAGTAACAGAAAGACCTGTTACTGCTGAACAGATGGAAGATGGAGTATGGGTTATTCCTCTTGATAGTACCGAAAGGTATCAAAATGGTGGAGAAAACCGTAATCATGGTAAGCCACTTCCATTAGAACAATTTAGACGCAGTGGAGTATTCTTTGGTAGCGTTGACGGTGGAGAAATGAAGAAGTATAACTTCTCATACAAGAATCAAGGTGGAGTTGATTTTACTCCTAACACCTATGATTATGTTCACTTTGTAGCAATACCGAGCGAAGATGGTAATAACCTATATGGTATGACTGAAACCACAAAGGCGAGTCTAATTAGAAATGCTGACTTGAATCCCGATAATTCTGATTACAGAAATATGGAACATTATGACTTTGAAGAATGTCTTGCTAATAACTTTGGCACTCATTTAACACCGCTTGTTGAGATTGATAGAGCGCACATTACTAGGCAAACTTTGCCAGCAAGTGACCGCTTCATCATTACTGATGGTACAGTTTGTAATATGAATATGATGCCTACTAAGAATGGCAATCGCATTCTAAACCTTACTGATTTAAATGCCGAGTTTGACTATGATAATGATAGCAACATGACTACTTGTTGGGTTCCTTCTAATGTCGAATTAGACTTTGGTATTGGTTCACAGGTAATTGTAGTTGGTAGGACTTCACAGCGTACTACCGATGAAGGGCCAGAACCAGTAACAATTAATGTTTCAGGACTGTATGTTACCCAAAAGAGAGGTTCACCAGTTGAAGTGAACCAACCCGTTGAAACCGATTTTGATTGGTTTTGATATTTAATTAATACCTAAATACCGTGTAAGTGTGGCGGAAATGATGCTCAAATAGGTGCGAAGCCTATCTCAAATGAGGGAAATATATGAATGGAATTATAGAAAATAGATTTATGTTTAAGAGTGGAAGTTATATTGTTGATTTAATTAATGTTGACTTCTTGACTTGGAAAGAAAATGCAACCGAGTACGGTACTTATTGGCTTAAAATGCACATAGGTTCTAAAGAGGCTAGGTATGTATGTTCTAAACCTGAATTAAAGGTAATTATAGAAGAGTGGACTAGGGTTCATGGTAATAAAATAGAAATAGAAATAGAAGAATTAGGTGAAGAAAATGAGTTTGACCAGTAAACAAGGAACAGCAAGTATGGATTTTGGAAAGAAACAGGAACAGTTTAACAGTAGGTTTCAAGAATTAATGGCTAATAAAAGAAAGCAAGTTAATTCTAGATTAGTGTTAGGTGTTTGGGGTCATCCCAAAACAGGAAAGACAGGAATCGCTTTGGATTTCCCCGATAGACCAATTTATGTTTTAGATTGGGATAAGGGGGTTGAATCAACATGGCGTGAGCATCACGACTCAACAGAAAGAATACAGGTATATTGTCCTATTGAAATGAATAAGGATAACATTATTGATATACAAACAAGTGAAGAAAACTCTCACATGTTTATCAAGTATGTCAGGTCTAAGATTGAAGAAGGCGAGAAGCCTATATTCGTTCTTGACGGCGTTGATACTTGGCTCGATTCTTGTATCTTGAAGATTAACCCTAACCCGACTTTAGTTACAAAGGTTATGCCATTTCAATATGGTGCTAGAAACAAGACTTTCTATCACTTATTGGATTCAATCTATCTTTTAGATTGTGACATAGTTTACATAACTCATGAAACTGAAAAGTACCACGACGGTACTCCAATTGGTATGATTGCTAATTGGAAAGATTGGGGCGGTAAGTTAGAACAAGAGATTCATTGTTCAAGAAAGAAGATTAAGGGAGAGTTACACTACTTGGCTGAATTAGTCGGTAGTCGCACTAATGGTAACTTAGTCGGTAAGACTTGGACTGTTAGACAAGGCACTCCCCCTAATATCGTTTGGAATGGTATTCCCGAATTAAGGGAGGGAAAAGTTTGAGCAAGTCTGTTTCGTCAGAGAGAGGCCAATGTCACGGTATAGTAAATGACGGACATGGCGTAAAAGCGGGCGATAGATGTAAAATGTATGATAACAACGACGAAAGATACAATCTTTGTCAAAATGAAAACAGAGATATGTGTTATATGCACTGTGATTGCAACTATTGTTCAAGTAAATATACTCCAACTAAAAATAGAGGAAAAAGGTATTCTCCTAAAAAATTAGAATCACCAGATTTCCTTTGGAAAGAGAAGGATATAGTTAAATTACAGTGTTTGCTTCAAGCAATAGGTGAAAAACAACCACTTCATCCTTTTTATAATAGGACAAAGGAAATTTATTCAGATAAAAATAAAGTGGCAAAATTGCATTCTAGATTAATAGAATTAGAAAAAGAAATACAAAGTGTAAAGAGGGAATTAAATGATATTTAATGTGCAATCAAAATTATTAACAAAGGCTTTAGAAGATATACAAGGTAAAGGAATGTACTTAGGAGACAAAGGGTTTTCTAATTCCAAACTAAGCCCGTATGTTCTTATGGAATTAGAAGGAAATGTATTGCAGTTATGGAACGGTGATTCGACTTGTGGACTTACTTTGACTATTGAAGTTACAGGAAATACTAATGGTTCTTTTGTAGGTAATGCAGAAATGATAGTGCCTTATCTGAAGAAGTTTGACTACGAAATTACAGTATCTTATAATGACTTTTTGGCTATTAGTGCTGGTACTAAAACTGCATCAATACCGGCGGCAGTTAATCATCCCAATATGGATGCAATAACTAGGATTAAACAGATGGTAACTGATGTTACCTTTGAAGCAATACCTGAAAAACTCTTTACCTTTGGTGCAAAGAAGTTTGAGGGTGCATTCCAATTAACTTCTGAATCTTTCAGTGATGCAATTAGCGGTTGTGAATTGGTTAAGAGTGGAGTATATCTTATCAATAGTGGAGATGGTAATGTATCTTTTAGTAGTGAGAATGGAACGGCTAACACCTTTTGTGAATCACTGACAGCAATACACAGTGTTGGGGAACCTGCTACATTACAATATAGTGGGCCACTTCATAAGTTTGTAAAAGACCAGCCTTTACTTAATTTTTATGTACGAGATGACTTCCCGTTATTGATTGTAGGGCCGAATAAGAAGGTGGTTAAAGCACCTTTTACTAGAGGGGATTAAATGATAATTAGTAGGTGTATGGATGGAAAGCATGTATTTAAATCTTGGAGAGAAAATGGAGAAAAGAAGTTTCTAATGGAAGCGTTTAGGCCATATTTCTATGTTAAAGAAG